CCCGGCACCCGCCGCTCGATCTGCGCCAACTTGCGATCCAGACCCCGCATCAACGTAAACAGCATGGCCTCGTCGAAAGCCATCGGCAGCCGCAGAAAGCTGGCCACGACCTCGTCCACCGGTCGCCGCACCACGACAACCCGCACGTCGCCAAACCGACCCAGAAGCCGCCAGAACGGCGCGGCGGCGGTCTCCACCGTGCCGGTGCAGGGTTGGCTGAACCACGCGCCCACGTCATCGAGGGACCGCGCGTACAGCAATTCCTCGTGCCCGCAGTGCCAGTCGCCCCAGGTCAGAAACCGCGCCATCCACGCACTGCGTGAACGCGGCATCGAAAACACGACGAAGGGCGGCGCGGTCATCCGATCGCCACCCAGGTATAAGGCTGTGCCCCAACCGGTGCCGTCGCGGTAAACCCCACGGCGCTGGCGGCAATGCCCGTGATGGCGACCAGCGCTCCCGTCGCATCGTAAAGCGAAATGATCGGCGCGGTCTGAAACGGCGGATCGAACGTCCCCGTGATGACCGCCGAGGCATCCGACACCACGCTGCCGGTCCTGGCGAAACCCGAATTGCCGGCCTGTGGCCTGTCGCCAAGCGCCACGAACCACGCGCTCCAGGCATCAGTGATAATGCCCTGATCATCCACCAACCGCTCACGCAACGGCGGCACCAGTCGCATCGGGGTTGTCAGGCCGCCGGACATCAGTGCGCTCCCACGATGATGTCACAGTCTATCGCGTAAATGTTCATCGCATGATACGCGGTCAGACGAAACACACGCTGACGAAAACTTCCGAGCCGGGTGGTATAAACCCGCTTGCGATACTGCCCGGTGCCGGAAGTCACGGTCATCGCGCGCGACCCCGTGTAGGTGATGCCGCCGTCATCGGACCATTCGAGTTGAATGCTCGGCGGCGTATGCACGGTGCCCACCTCCATTTCGATCTCAAGACGCGAACAAAACGCCCGCCTCGTGCCTTCCCAGAGCGGCGGCAGCACGACCTGACGTTTTGGCTCAACGCCCAGATCGGTTGACAGGTAGGAATCGGCCTGAAGCAGAAATCCCGAGGTGCGGTCACCGACCAACGGAAACCCGGTATTCGCCGCGCAACAGGTGCCGCGCCAGGGCAAAGGACTGTCGATGGCCCCGCTGCTCGACGCGGTGTGCCAGACATTGGTCAGCGTGTCATAGACAAGCGACTGGTCGGTCATGTTCATAACGTAGGAAATATGACCGTGCAGATTGTAGACATAGGCGCTGGATATGGCGGTCAGCGCGCGCTCGATGCCGTGCGTGGAGATGCGCTGCTCCTGATAACCGACGGTGCGATAAACCCGGTTGTCCGCGCTGAACCAGAACAGGCTCTCGTCGCCCTTGGCGATGGCCTTCGGAGCCGAGACCGAGCGCATCAGAATGCCATTCGGGCGCCGCCGGAACGGAAAATCGGCGTTGCCCGCGTCATACCATATTTCCCAACCGGAGGCGCCGGCGAACCACAGATCGGTGCCCAGACGCTCGACCTTGAACATCGCGTTTGGGAACGCGTCGAGGGCGGCGAAGTCGAGCGCGTCCACCGCCGTCGGATCGGCCAGTTTGGTGATGAAAAAGAACTGTGGCGCCCCCTGTCCGGTAAACACGTAATAGCCGTCGAGGAAGGCAACCGAGGACGCGCCATAATCGGGCCACGTCGTGGTGATCTGGGCGACCGGGCCGCCGCCAACCGAGACATACGCGTACGGTGGCGAGCACACGACGGCGGCGGTCGGCCCGACCGCGATCGTGTAGAACAGGTAATCGTCACTGAACGGACTGTACGCGACACCGATGTCGCCAAGGTCCGTCGCCGTGCCGGAACCGGCGTTGACCAGCCAGAAATGCGTGCCGGAAACGACATAGATCGCGCCCGGATCGTCATCGTTGATGGCGCGGATCGGCCCAGTGCCGACATTCATGAACACGGTGAATCCCGGCGTGGACAGCAGCGCCGCCGCGACCCGCGCGTCGTCCGGCTGCTTCTCGGCATACATATTTAACAATTTCTTGGAACTGGTCGTGTTTGGATTTTGCCACGTCTCCAATGACAGCGGAATGCGTTGCATCCCGGTTTTTGGGGTGAGCGCCTGCTGGAGCGCGGTGAGCGTGGCTGTTGAGGTCGCGGCTGTCGAGGTCGTCGCGGACATTACGGCCCCTCCAACGCCGCCAGACGTCGCTCCAGCGCCTGACATTTGGCGATCAGATCAGGGATCAGTTTGGAGTAATCCAGCGACTGCCAGACCGGTTCGCCCTCCTCGTCGACCGCGTCCTTTTCTCCCAGCACGATGTGCGGAATGACCGCCTGGACCTCATGCGCGAGCAACAGAGCCTGGGGTTCATTCGGGAGCGCGGTGATGTAGCCTTCATGAACGGTGAGCGCGTCAATCCGCGCGCCATCAGCGAGGCCGGTGACGGTCTTCATCCGATAGTCGGACGAGGTGTTGAAGAAAGTATTTGATCCATTCGTGGTGATCGATCCCACGGAGCTTCCGATGTACTCGCAGAGCAGCAGTGGTGTCCCGGTGGCGGGGACGTTGGAGACCATGCCGGCGGTCGATTGAAAAAGTCCGGTCGAACCCAACGTGGTGAACAGTCCCGGATAACGCGTGCCCTGGCCAAAGGGGCCGTTCATGCCAGTCCCGTCAACATATCCTTGCCGCGTCCCATTCACATAGATCGCCACCGATCCCAAAGTAAGGACGTTCATCTGGTTACTCTGGTAGTTAATGCCGCTCCCATCCGCGCTAAGTCGGATATGCTTACTCACATCACCAACCGCGCCGGCATCGCCACCGGCGAACACAAGCCCGTAGGCCAGTCGCATGGGCGCGGTTTGCGCGATCGCGTTGGGTGTGTTGGTGGGGGCGTTGTTGTAATTACCAATCACAACGGGGGTATAGGAAGACGTATCGATCGCACTGACACTGCCGCCGATCACCATGTTGCCCGATATGACGGCGCTGCTGGTCCACACCACGATGGCGGCCACGCTGCCGGAAGATGTTGATGGGTCACTAACGATGTTTCCGGTGATCGCCACATTGATGGGGTTACCACCATGATTTGCTTGCGTGGTGATAACTGAAAAGCTGCCGAGCGGTGTGTCGAAGGTATTATTCGCGATGATGACGTCTTTGACCGCGCCACGGAAAAACACCCCCGCGTTGCGAAATATGTTTCCCTGAACCGTTACCTCCGATACGAAAGTGCTCGCGCCAAGCGGCTCCAGCTGCGATGGAATGGCAGCGGGACCCGTGGCGACCAGTTCGCAGTTTTCCAACAGAAAGCCCTTGGCGGTGTAAGACCCCGTCATAGCGGTGGACTCAGGGTTGAAGTTCACCATTTGCGCCGACGCGACAGTCTCCGCGTAACAGTTCACCACGCGGGCGTTGGTCGGACCCCACCAGTGGTCGTAAGCGCAATTGGTGAAACCGTAAGCCGAGCAACCCTCGATGGAAGTATTGTAGCACCCGATCAGCGCGACGGCATCGCCGGCACCTCGGCACTGGAAGGTGCAATCCTCGACTGACACATTCCGCGTGAACGCGAAATTGATGGTGTGCGAACCGCCGCCCGCTCCCGTTGAACCATGGTCGAAGGTCATTTCGCGCACGATGATATCGTGATCAGTCAGCGTGGTCGCGCTGTTGTTCTGATTAATCAACATCATCCCATTGGTCGGGAACCCGGTCACCGCCAACAGCGTGGATTTATTGCCTTCAACGAGCGTGTTCGACGGTATGCTGAGCGTGTTCGCCGTACCATAGACGCCGTAAGGGAACACCAGCACGCCGCCATTGCTTATCAGTGTATTGGCCGCCGCCTGAATCGCGCCGGTGTCGTTGTTGACGCCGTCGCCCTTCGCGCCAAACCACTTCACGGAGACGGGCATCTGCCCCGCCTCCCGGTAATATGTCCCGGCGGCACTGACGATGATCGTGCCATTGTTGTCGCTCGCGGCGGTGCTAAGAACAAAAACGCCCTCGCCACCGTCGCCCGGCGCATAATATCCTTCGACGTAAACCGGGGTCGCGGCAGTGCCCAGTGCCCGTAGCGCGGCGATACTGGTGACCGCCATGATCGCACCGGCGGCTGGCGATATCGTCAAGGTCGCGTTCGGGGCGACGCCGCCGATTGTCCCGCCGGAGACCATGAGTTGGCTACCGGCGACCGTATGCGCTCCGTCGGTAAAGGTGACCGTGCCGGTACCCGTGCCTGGCCCCGCGCCCACATACGTCCGCAACGCGGGGGCCGTGAACCGTCCCGAGCCGGCGTGCTCACCGACGAACGATGTATCGTCCGTCACCACTCCCAGGTCCGGCATGTCGGCGATGCGAACGCCAGGGGGGCACGTATTGCTCATGATGTCATCCCAATGTCGCGACAGTGGTCAACACACCGGACGCGTCCGTCATGGTTTTAACGCCATCGGTCCTGATGCCGCCAAGCACCGTTGGGCTGGCGATCGGCAACACATAAGCCGGACTGATCACGGAACCCGGCAGGGAGCCAGAGGCGGAACCCGGCGATCCGTCGATGTAGATGGTGGCGAGCACCGGCGGCAGTGGATCGGTCAGCAGGATCAGCGGCGCGATCGGACGTGAGACCATTGGCCGGACGTGCAGATGCCCCTCGGCCAGCAACTCGGCCTCGCCACCGCTATCGCTATCGAAAAATATCGCCCAGCGGCACCGGCGCGGCCACGCGCTCATCGTGCCGGCGGGGACGACGAGGCGGAACGTGGCGGTGGCCATGTCGTAAATCGTGCCGGTGGCGGACCACATCACCGTGCCGGGTCCGGCGACCCCGCCGCCATACCAGCCGCCCCAGCCATAATCCCATCCGCTCCCCCATCCGCCGAAGTTCGGACCATGGCACCCTCTGCTGTCGGGCCAGACGAACATGGAAACGGCGGGGCCACCGATGCCGCCCGTGAGCGCGATTGGCAGCGCGTCGGGGCTGTCGCGATCGACGATTGAAACAAGCAGCGTGACGCTGTCCGTGCCGCCGAGGACCAGATCGCGCGTGGGCACGCGCACGGGCGAGATGCGGTCGAGCGGTAAGGTGAGCGGGAAGCTTGTCATGATGGCGCCGCGATCCAGTGGTCGCAGGTAAACACGAACCGTTTGCACGCCGGACACCAGTGTTGCGTGCGCTGTCTCATGTCACCCGCACCATCTTCGCTGAGCCGTTGCGGTATTCCTGGCCGATTTGCACCCCACCGGCGGCCGCCGCCGCGTCGTTGGCATAGCTTGGTGAGACGGGGAGCCAGTTGTTCTTGCCTGCCGGCAGGTTCACATGCCAGCCATTCAACGTGTTGTTGTCCAGACTGACCGGGGTGTTGGCTGTGCCACTCACAGCGTAATAGGTCTGGTCTACAAGTCCGGTCACATCACGCAGGAATGCACAATCACTCATCCGCAATGTGGCGGTGTCAGTAAGAACAACATATGATGGAATGCCGCCGCCGCCCGCGTCCAGGCGCATACCCCGCAGGAACAGCGAACTGTTGTTATGGGCCGCGAAGTATGGCGCGACGCCCTGCTGTCCATTGAACACATCACTGTCACTGATCGCCAACCTGCCATTCTGCACGACAACACCGCTATCCGTTGGTGATGCCCCGCTGAAGTTGAAGTGCGAGAACGTAGTCGTCGCGCCAGCAACAGTGTTAACGAAGATAGACACCCCAATCGTCGTGGTACCCTTGCTGGTATAGCCGCCCGTGATCTGTGTTGGTCCACTCGAACACAGCACATTGAGGTTGGCGTTATCCCCATCGAGCATCAGATTGTGAAAGTAGCCGCCACCACAGTTCGGCGTTAAATTTACGATGCCTGTCCAGGTTTGCAGGTTGTAGGCACACAACCCATCCACGCGACCAATATTGGCGCATATGGTCTGGCCATCATAGTACGTTGCCGAGAAAGCATCGCGTGACGCAGAGAGTGGTCCCGCTCCAGGCCAGTAACCCCACAGCCAAAAGCTAAAGTCGATAATACTGGGGAAGTTATAACATTCATCGATGTCCAGACCGACATCGAAGGCACCAACAAACACCGTTCCGATGTGGAACGATGATGAGCCTCGTAGCCAGATGCCGTCCCAGGCATCGATGATCATAACCCTTTCCAACAACACCATGTCCGCGACCGGCGCGTATATCGCCCATGGGTATTTAACACCAGTTCCACCCGGTCCCGCCGTTCCACCCGCTGCCAAGGTCCTGAACATCGAACGGACAGACGCAAATTGCACGACATCGCCATTCGATATGCCGGGGGCAATGACGCTGACACTCAGCGTGATGACGTTGCCCACGATAGCAGTCACCGTGGCCGCGTTCTTCGCGGTGAAATAACACTTGGTTGGGATCGCATCGCGGTGCGTTTGGCAGACAACCGACATGCCCACCACGATGCCGACGGTGGACGCAACGGTGATGGTATTGGTGCCCGCTGCCGAGGCGGCTGTCGTGGTCGTGATAAGATCACTCGGCTGCACGAATTTTATCGCCAGATCACGGATAACAGGTTGTAAGAGGCTCTGGCTCGTGCTGGTGAACGTGATCACGCCCGTTGTGACTGACGGATCAAATCGCGTATCGATCAGCAAAACAGATGAATTGCCCTCACCATAGAAGGTCTGTGCCTGTTGGCTTATGGACAGTGTGACCTGTCCCGTTATGAGGTAGGTGCCACGCGGCACAAACACGTTGCGACCAGTCGCCAATGCCGCGCGAAACGCCGCCGTGCTGTTCGTCGTCTGAGCAGGACCAGCACCAAAATCCAACACGTTGGCGATATCCGCCGAACGATCCTGCGCCGAACGCGACGTTGTTCCGCCGGTCGCGGTCCAGTAGAGCGGCCCGGTCACGCTTCCGGCATCAACTGAGCCGGGCGGCCCCATGGGTCCGGTTGCGCCGTTCTCACCATCCTCCCCAGGCGGCCCTGGCGGTCCCGGCGGCCCGATCCATCGCTCCGGATCAGGCGGCCCGGTGTCAGTGCCGGGATAGTCTGAATATCTGAGCTTATAGGCGCTCATGTCGTCACCTGCTGCATCTCGGCGTTGGACAGCACGCGCGGCCAATATTGCACGCGACGGATGTAGCCGGTCATCGTTTCATTAACCGTCCCCGGATTACCGCCGAGAATACCGACGCCCGCCGTCGCCAGCGTGGCGAAGCCACCGCTCATCGCGCCGCTAACAACAGCGCTCCCGTTCAGGCATATCCTGCCGGCGCCAGCAGCCCAGAAAGACACGCCCTTTGAGATCGCGCCGACAGACACAGCGTTGGCGGTCAGCAGTTGCCCACCATCGTATGAGGACAACTCCGGATTGACGGCCTGCACCCACAATGGAGTGATACTCGTGCCATTGTGAATACCGATAACACGCGGACTCGTGCCGCCCGCCGGCGGAACGTTGTCAATGAACTCCGCGAACCACGTCCCGCCTGGAGACGCGAACCACGGTGCCATATTCGCGGACGCAATGAAGCAGTTATCGAACGTGCGAGTCACCGCCGCTGACGTCGTGGGAACGTAGCTCGTGGGAAACGCGCCTTGCTCCAGTTGTGTGCCCCAGATCAACACGCCGCTGCCCGCGATACCTTGATAGGACGGGAAGAAAGCTGTTGCATAGATATTGTATGGATTTATGAATGCTCTGAGTAGGGTCGCCGTGCCTACCGTGCCTGTCGTGCTGCAACGATAGACTCCGTTACCCATTGAGGTCATGGAGGCACCAACAATCGTTCCACTTCCTGCCGCCTGTGATCCAAAAATACCCAACGACAGGTCGAATGTTGTGGTTGCGCCGCTTCCTACTCCATCATCAAACCCGACGAGCAAATACGGACGGCCTGCTGCCTTGGCATAAACAGATAACGTGTAAGCGACTGATGCGACAGTCGTATAATTGTTGGTAAAATAATGCAGACCATTCGTGCCGTCCTCAGCTAATTTTGTCATCGTATTGGTGTTGTCAGGCGCGATGCCGGAAGCGACGGTAAGTGTCGTTCCGCCCCCACTCCATGGCGACATGAGCCCAGTAGAACTCGTCACCATGTTCGTCCGCGCCTCCTCGATCAGCAGCCCACGCGGCACGCCACCGGCGTAATCCCACCGTGGCGCGTTGGTCGCCGCTGACCGTATCGTTCCGCCCGCGTCGGTGTATGTCGCGGTCGAGGCGCGGGTGAACGTGATACGCGGGTCGAGAGGCGCGCTCATGAAGTTCAGATCAAGCGTCATACCCTGCGGCACGGTGCGCCGCACCCCGCCGAGGCACGCATCCACGGCTGCCATGTCAGTGACGCACTGAGCAAACGCCGACACCGACGCGGGAAGCGCGGCCCCAGCCAGCAACAGTGAGCGCCGACCGATCACCTCACCACTCGCGCGCCACGAACGCCTGCGCCGTGGTCGCGCCGATGATCGAATACGCCTGGCCGGACGCCGGGCTCATGCAGAGAAACTGCTGACCGACCGGGATCAGGACCGAGGGCGGCCCGGCGACCGCCGTTGCCGTCTCCGACACCCACAGGCTGCCCGCAGACTGGTTCTGGATCATGCAGCCGTGCCGGCCGCTCCACGCGGGAATGGCCACCTGGGCGGTGCCCCCGGCGGTGATGGTGCCAGAGCGGTCGGCGTAGCTGAGAGCCTGCCCCAGCGCCATCGTGGGCAGCAACAGAACAGCCAGTATCAAAGCGCATCGTTTTGTCATCAGAAATACTCCGCGACCACGCGCTCGCCGCTCGTCGGCAACGCGGTGATGGTGAACAGCGTCCGCATGGCCTGCACCACATCGGCGGCCTTTTGCTCGGCCGGCGGAAACTTCGGCGCGAGATTGTAGGCCGCGAGCATCTCGTAGGCCGGCGCCGCCATCTCCGGGATGTCCATGCTCGTCCACCGCGCGATGCCCTTGCCCACCAGCTCGGTGTGAACAGCCATGACGCCCTCGACCGCGATGTCGTGCGACGCGATGCCCATGACGCCCCGGCGGACGCGCCCCTCCAACAACGCCACCAGGGACGGATCGGCCGCCTTGCCGAAGGACGAGGCCATCTGCGCCGCCGCCAACTTGGTGTATTCCTCAACGAAGGCACGCGGCGCGGCGGTGGCGTCCCACCAGACCAGCGCCTGGGCATCGAGCCCGGCGTGAACGCTGGCCACCTTGTCGAGCGCCAGCGCCTGATCGGAAGCCAGCGGCGTTTCGTCCGAGGCGATGACGCCCAACTCGATGAGCGCCATCGTGGCGATGGTGGCGACCGGCACCATCTCGGTCATGGACGGCCGGTCGTCGAGCGGCACCACGGCGACGTTGAGCCGCCGTAATACGCGCTCCGCGATGGTCGAGACGGTGACGGTCGCGGGCATCGGTTACCGCCGCGACGCTGATCCGCTGAGCGTGTCCGGAGGCGGCGTCGGAAGGTCATTGGCGTCGGTGATGATGCCCGCCGCGAGGCTGGACATGCGCGTGGCCGGCGCGGCCGGCGCCACATGCCGCGCATCAGGCGGCGGAGGCGGCTCCCACGGCACGCCTGTGGGAGGGCCTGACGGGGCGTTTGGGTCCAACCCGAGACCGATCAGGTGCGCGTCGCGGGCCATCGTGTTTTCCTCGATCGTGCCGCCCGCCCCGCCCCGCGCGCCGATCGAGCCGTCGCCGTTGTAATCAAGGATGATCTGCGCGCCGATCGTCGCGGCGGCCATCGCCTGTCGCTGCTCCGGCGTGCGTGTGGTCGCGGC